CAAAGGCTTGACCTTGTAACCTGTACATAACATCTACTTCATTAGATTGTTCCATAACTCTATGAACCTCTGAGATCCTTCTATCTATTTCTTCACAGAAAGAATCCCATAAGGGTTTATCATTTACAAGGGGCTTTAGGTTATTCATGCTGCGCCTTGACCTGTATTAGCAGAGAAGCCAGGTTCTCCAGGAGTAGGTACTGAGCCTGTTCCTATAGTACCTCCACCAGCACCTGTAGGATCACCTGCCTGTGCCCCTGCTGGACCTGCTAAAGGTTTACCATCTGGTCCTACTTGTGGTTGAGGTTGAGGATTAGCTTCTTTCCACTTCTTAAGCATCTCTGCTTGTACTGTAGCATCAGACATTGAATTAACTAACTTGTCTGGATCTAACTCCATAGACTTAGCAATCTCACGAATAATATAATCCATCTTAGCAAATGGTGCTAATACTGGGTTCTGTACAACTTGTAGGAACTGCATTAATCTTTGACTACGTACTTCATTAGCCATTAAGCTTTCAGTACCACGAGCCTTAACATCAAGATCACCTTTGATGTTTTCATCATAGTCAAACTGCATGTTAAAATTAAAGAAAGCTTTAGCCAATGGTCCTAGTAAATAATCATCTACATTTTTAACAACATTACGGATACTTCCGTTAGCTGCAGACATAAGCATTGAAATACCAGAAGCAGTACGTCCTACACCTGACACACCTGTTTGACCATGTGCAAATGAAGGAAAGCCTGTTGATTCATCTGATAGTACTCGTGCCTTATCAAACATCTGCATGTTCTCATTAGATACGTTAGGAAAGGATGTTCCAAAAATAGCTTGTCCTGGTGCACCCCCCTGTCTGCGAAACACTTTTCCAGGGTAAACTGATAGGTCTTGTCCTGGGGTTAAATTAGTTTCATCAACCTCAATAATCATGTTGCCTGATAGTGCAGCATTATCTACCGCCATACGCATAAAGCCATTCATAAGAGTCTGAGTATCATCCATATTCTCAGCAATACCTACACCAAACAAGCTGTAAGGGCTTACTTCGTATGGTACTGCATAGTATGGTATAAGCGTTGGAGTAAACGGATTCATAACTAAACGAAGTACTTGACCATTACATACCCAGATATTAACGGAGACTTGATCTAGATCTTCAAGTTCTTTAGGAATATCTACTTCATGTCCTTCAAGAACTTCTACGTCTACATTACCCCAGAACTCTAGTACTTCGTAACGTTCTGCTTTAGACTCGTTAGAGTCATCTTCCATTACCTGCTCCCACCACTCCTTAGTGTAGGACTCACCCATATCAACTGCAGTATCTATAGCATTCTTACGAAAGAAAGGCCTTCGTTTTAAAGAACGTATTTGAGTACGAGACATCTTATGTCGTTCAATAACATACTCAGCATCATCCATGTTTGCTGCATCTGGGTCTGGATAAAAGTTCCAAATAGATACAGAAGAAGTCTGAGGTACTGTTTTAATCTTAGGTTTGTATTCACCCTCTACATAATTAGGGTATTCTTTATCTACAGCAAACGGTCCTTTCATTACACCTGTACCAAACAAAGCACATTCAAAAGCCGCAACACGTAGTTGCTTGTTTGCATTAGACTCTTCTAACTGATCGTGTATTTTCTTTTCCATCTTCTTTGCAGAAATCATTGCAGGATGTATAGTAATCTCTGTAGCTGTATTTCCAGTACCTTCTTTAAGTATATCAGCAACTGGTGCTAGTTTACTCTTTGAACCTGCCAGACGTTCTCGAAGATCTATAACAGTTTCTCCTGGAAGGAGTTGTTCATCTTCTCCGCCAAATTGTTCTTTAGCAGCTCGCATGTCATCATTAGATTCAAAGAATACTGAGTCAGCTACACCTTCAGGTAAAGTAGTAGGATCAACTGTAATAGGAAATTTATTATTGCCAAAGAGTACGTCTACAATTTGCCCGTAAGCTGCAAGAACCTTTGTCTTAGTAACCTTAACAAAAATACGAGATTTTTCTGTAGAAGTAAATTGTACGTCTGGTCCGTATAGGCCACGATAGTTACGATACGATTGTATCCAACGTTTTTCTTCAGTCTCACGATTAGTAGAAGCTTTGTTATAACGATCTTGTACAAGACCTACTATAGTACCTGCATTAGGATCAGAGTAAGTACCTTCTTTCATATCTTCTATTGCATTAGACTCTACTGAGTCCATAGCCATTTCATTTTCAAACAATTCATCTTCTTCCATTGTATTTCCTTAATAACCGAAGGTTGGATCACTGGCTTGAAAGCCTGTATTAGAAGCAGGGTTGTAATCAAAGAGACTACTTCTAGGTCTTGTCATAATACCATACCGCAAAGCATCATATAAGTGGTCTTCTGCGTGAGTGTCTACATCTTCTGGATTCTTTTTATCTAGAGGTAGGGCTGGTAATTGTGCTATTGTATTAGTGCAAGTACTAAAGAATACCATTCTAGGTTCTTCTGTAAACTCGTCTACTTGTAGTCTCCTGTGTAACTCATTCTTACCTGATACACGAGAACCTTTAGATCTATCTGCTGGTCTCCATCTGCATCCACGCATAATCATCTGTTCTGCTAGAGATGGTCCAGTATCACCACGTTTGTGCCACAAAGAACTGTCGAGTACACCATAACGTATTTTTTCTCTTTGTTCAACATCTAAGATCATATCTGCTAAATCAGTAGCAATAACTTTAGATACATACATTTCTCTATATATAACTAACTGTTCACTAGGGGATATTGCAATCCAAACAACTCCAGTATAAGATCCATAACCATAGTCACATGCACGAAATTTAGCCCAACTATCTGGTATATCAAATGGTTCAACTACATGTATGTTCCTGTTAAACTCTGGAAATGCTGCACCTTCGTTTACGTCCCAGTTTCCTTCAAGCAATTGCTTTCTTTGATGTTCAGGTAGTGACAAAAGATTGGCTTCGTACATGCCATCTTCTGCTAAATAGGGATTATCAAATAGTGTAGCAGGTATAAACCTACGTTTAAATAAAGGTTCTCCACCTCTACTGTGACCTTTGGGAAATGCAATTACTTCTCCTGTTTCAGGGTCTTTAGCCCAAAAAGACTTGTTAGATGGTGAAGGATCAATAAAAGCCTTCTTTACCCACTGATGTCCTGGCCCTCCAGGGTTTGTTGTTGCTCTCATGTACGTAGGTAAACCACTTGCGGCTGTAGTACGTAGTCTAGATCGCATATAGTTCCATGCACTAGGAGAAGACCACTGTGTTAGCTCGTCAAAACCAATCCAATTAAAGGCCTGTCCCTGATAACGCAATAGATCGTCATCTCTGTCTAGGTAAGACATCCAGAGTGTAGCACCAGAGGGCGCAACCCATGTCTTATCTCTTTCCATAAACTTTATTCCAGGTATTGCACGTGGATAAAGTTGTTTAGATACAGATATAAGCTCTCTTAGCTCCTCTGTACTTCTTCTAACTAGCAACTTCTTAGAGCTAGGGTTGTTAAAGTAACGTACAGGGTCTGCAATCATGGCATATGACTTACCACCACCAGCAGAACCCCCATATAGTACTTCTTGTTCTGTAGAAGCTAGAAAGTTTGTCTGTGGTCCTGGATTAGGTTCAAAGATAATCTCTCTAATAGCTTTCTGAATGTCAATTGGTGCTGGTTTCACCTGTGCTGGTACTGTTGTCTTTTCTGACTCTTGCACCGATACGGATTGTTTCAAGCTTTTCCGCTTTTTCAGCGGCTTTTTGGTACTTTTTTGCATAGAAGCGTTGGATTGAAGCTTCTTTCTTACGTTTTTGCTCAAGTTTAACCCTCTGCATTAGACCCACATGAGAAATGTATCGTTCTGAAGTAGTACTTAACCAATTAGAAACCTCACGTAGGCTGTATTGCTTAAGATACTTCTTAGCTTCTTCAAATAACTCTAACTCTTCTGGGATTGGTAACAGTATATCAGAATCAGTAGGGTCTTGTCTATACCCAAATGGTATTACCCTGCCTACTCTTACTACTGGTAGCCAATCAAACTCTCCTTCTTCCACTTCTGGTTTAGGAAGTTGCCAAGTTTTTTTAGTCTTCATATGATTTTGGAGGTAAAATAAACAAAGGACTCTCTGCTGTAACCTCGACCTTATCTGTTTTAACAAAGCCAGCTCTATCTAGTAGATCTCTAGCAGCTGCCATCTTTTCTTTATTACCCAAATCTGTAGGGTTTTCCATTACGTTTACCATAGAGTAAGCAGCCTGTGGACCACGAGTAGCTATAAACTTCTTCGTGAGATCCGCAATCTCTTCCTGTAGGGTATTCATAATAGTAGTAGAAGCAGTTCCAGAGGCATACCCAGCAAGCTCTATAGCTCGCATAGGATTGCCTTGTGCACCCTCAAAGAGTACGTCTAGAAACAACTGTTGTTTATCTGTTAGGTTGCGAGCCATCAAGTCTCCCTGTGATTTCGGAACGTGTAATTCCAATATCTCTTAATTCATAGTCAGTCATATTACGCAAAATCCATTCATCGGCAGTACGTTGACGACTTGTTATTATACGGTTCATTATTTTTTTAAACATGTTCTATCTCCAGTTAAGCGACTAATTATTTAGCCTACTGGAGATAGTTTTACTTATCTAGTTATAACATACTACAGACAATAATGCAACCCCGCCATGTTTATATAACAAGGTTGTAAGATTATTTATTTATTTTTTTATTTTTTTAGAAGGCTCTTTCTTAAATGGTGATCCTACTATTTTTGCTGCAGTTTGAAGAGTGTCTAGCTTACCTGGTAAACCTTTAGCTTTTCTCTCTTTTACACTCATAGCATTGTATTGTTTTTCAGTAAAACGTGACATTGCTGCAAACCCTCTTTCAGATTCTCTTGCTCTAGCAGATCTTGCTTCAGTATTTGAAGCCATTCTTCCACTTGGTTTTTTTAAAATAGCCTTATCTTTAGCTTTATTAGAAGGAGATTCTAGATCAATTTTACGTTTTTTAACTTCTGCTTTACCATCACCACGACCACCCCTATTACTTCCTAAAGCAGATAACTTAGTTACTGTAATTTTACCGTCAGGTTTTTTCTTAAGCTTACCTGATGAATCAGTTTGGTTAGCCCACTGACGTAGTGTTAGCCCTGTTTTTTTAAGTTGTTCGGCAGTAACTGCAAGTTTCTTAACTCCGTTTTTATCAAAAAAGTATTTAGATCCTGCTTTCTGAGCAGCTCTTACTGATCTTGGTTTACCCTTAAGTTTATCATCTTTAGCCATTTTATTTAATCCTCTTTCTAACTACAGCAGTTTTCTTTGCTATTCGTTTAGGTTGTTTTACAAATTGTTTACCAGCTGCTGTACCTTTACGTTTAGCCGCAGTAGTAGCTGCATACTCGGACGAAGTTAAAGCTGCCCTAGCTTTTTTAGGAAGATAACGTTCTCCCGTAGCTTTTTTACCTTGAGTAGAATTTTTTCCACTCTTAGTACCCCAGTCCTGTTTAGTCCATTGACTAAGACTTTTTTGACTTTTTGATTTTGCCATCTATCTTAGCCTTTACTGTTTTACTTAAGTCTTTATAATGAAATAACTTTACACTAGTTTTACTATGCGTTTTACCAGTGTGTAAAGAACCATCAGACATCTTGTGAGTAGTACCCTTGTGTTCAGTACCATCTTTTTTATAGTGTTTTACGCCCTTCATTACTTGTAACCTCCGCCTTTAGCTTTGTACTGCTTGGCTACCATCTGAGCTTTTCTTGCAGACCATTGGCCTGATTTACCTCCAGATGAACCTGCTTTTACAGAAGCTACTAATGTCTTACGCATTCCAGGCTTGGTATAGTTACCAGCAGCATTAACTGTTGATTTCTTAACTGCCATTACTTTCTAGCCTTACCATTAGGCTTCATAGATGCTCCACAATTAGCAACAGAACCACCGTAAGCATAACCAGATTTCTTCTTAGCCATACCGCCAGACATCATCTTAGCTGCAGGTTTTTTCTTCTTAACCATACCGCCATAGTTCATGCCCATCTCTTCGTCTTTCATCATTGTCCCATCAGGCATCTTATGCATACCTGACTTCTTCTTTTTATTCATCATTCCGCCCATGTTCATTTTGCCAATACCATCAGCTGCATAGAAAGGAACTTTCTTACCGTTTTTCATTACCATTTTCATTTTATATATCCTTGTTTGTTAAAGAGTAGAACTCGGAGGAGGGTTTTTACGGCCTCCCCCGGCTCTGACGCCTGCCCGGTGTTAACAGCTACGGTAGCGAAATCCCATCTGCATAAACAACGTAACGAGATAGGGTCATGAGACCCTGTGGCGTAGTACTTTAACGTTAGTACCAGACGATCTTATTATGCTACTTGTACGTACTCAATTACAAAAGTAAACGCACCTGCAGTTGTAGCATTAACAGTGTTAGTAATGTTACAGAAGATGTTACGTGCTGCTGCTGTGTACTGTACAGAAGCTGGTGCTGTTGCGGCATCTTGAGTCTGAACAATTAATTCAGTCAAAGTTACGTTACCTACAACAACTGTTGTACCAGCGTCTAAGATTTCGTCAGCCTGAGTAGCTACAATCTGTGCACCAGAAGAAGATGTACCTACTTCGTAACCAATATCACCACTGCCACAAACAGGTGCAGTTACACAAAAGATTTTAATGTCAGTAATAATTGTGTTTGCTGGTTGTACAAATGTACCAATAGTTGGGGAGTCACCAGCAGTCGAGTTGATTGATACACCAGATACGTGAGCCACGTGTCTAACGAAGAGACTGTTTACTGCAGCTCCAAGTGTAGTTGCACCAGATACTGTAGCAGTACCCGTTACGTCAATTCCATCACCAAAAGTAATGTCTGTTTGATAGGCTTCAATGCCTTCTGTTAGTGTAGTAGTTGCCATAATTTTATTTCCTATATATATTTACCATTTAACTTTATCAGCCCAATAAGCTGCACTGAGTTTTCCTTTTTTTATATTTTTCCCGTGTCTTGCTTTAAAGGACGCACGTTTTTTCTTCATCTTATCAGACTCACCAGCCTTTGGTTTACCTGCGGTAGATGCACCCTGCTCTCCAAATCTAATCATCTTAATAGTACTACCTTCTTTGGCTAGAACTACGTGTGACTTCTTTGGATGATCTGGAGTTCGCTTAGGTTTATTATAACCTTTAAATTTTTCTCCACGATACTCTACAGACATTATGAATACTTCTTTTGAGTCGGAGGATTAGAAGCACCTACGTACTTCTTAGCATTAGCCTTACGAGAAAAACTTCTATTAACTGATTTAGGTTTAGCTACCAAGTTACTACGAGAGTTATCATTAGGATTACGATTCTTATGATCTACATCTTTACCGTCAAACTTACTAACTACACCTTCTTTTTCTAACTTGTACCGGGCCGCTTTACGCATAGCGTTCTTCTTTAACTCTTTTGGAGTTGATTGAAGCTGTCGTTCTCTCTTATAGTCTCTTTTGTAATTAGGGGAGCTAGGCATACTATACTCCTATTTATCTATCATATGTAGAGCTTGCTCTAGTGTTTCTTTGTTTCGTCTAGTCCAACCACGTCCAAACGTTTTATACGTATCAAGACTTTCATAGAAACCCTGACGTACAGAATATACATAGTCTATAATATACTTAGGATCTTTCTCCATAATACGACTTAATGTATTAGGACCAATAGCTCCATCAGCAGTAGCACCTACTGCACGTTGCACAGCTTTTGCAGGTCTACTCGATCCAGAATTAACGGCCCAGTCCAGACAGGCCCAGTCCAAACCAGAAGGCAGTAAATCTCCTTGAACTCTATCCCAATAGTTTTTCTTATATATTGGACCTACTTCTTCTGGAGTTAAGTCACGCATTTCTTCTTCAGTAGACTCTCTGCCTATCCATTCGTCATATACTCTCTTAGTAACACCAAGGTTAGTCATGCCACCGGGGTCTTTTGGATGATTTACAAATCCCCCTTCGTGATCTAATAACATATGTAGACATTCGTTAAAATTGCTTTTCATTATTTCTTCCCGAAGTATTTACTGA